CGTAAGCGAATTCGTGTTGACCTTGACTTTACCTGATATGCAGTAGCCAACGTTGGCTTCGGGCGATGTCCAATTCGACACAACTTCGACGCCTGCCGCCCAATACGCAGAGTCCCATATGCTCACATCCCATTGTGCACCGCTGGTAACAGTATATGTGGCAAGTCCACTAATCGCGGTGTCGCGGAAATCTACGTCAATGTCGGTCAGGAATGAGATATTTCCGTTCACTGCTAACGTCGGACGGTACATCATAGTGCGCTTCTGTGTGCCAGGCCGGCTGAAATAACTGAATGCCTGCTTACCATAAGCAACAATATTCGCATTGTTATCTGACGTGCCGGTCCATGCTTTAACCACCTTACCGACAGCACCGTAATATAATTCGCGGTTGAAAACGACGAAACATTCAGCAGCCCATTCGGTAAACTTGCACCATGATTTCGTGATCGTATTCATCACGTACTGCTCGTGTGTGCCGCCTTCAGCTTTCGGTATATTAAAGATCAATGCCGATTTTGTTGGGTGCAATACACCTTCCCATCCATAAATCGAACCGTAGGTCAGCGCCGAGCGGTTAAACGAATTCTCGATCTTGTTGGTTATCGCTGTGCGGTTGTCGATGGCCGCAGATTGTAGCGCAGCACTGAGCGGAAATGCGCCGTTCTGGCAGATCAGAATCAGGTCGCCACCATGCTGCACGAAACAGCGGCGACCAAGGGGTTCGCCCAGCTTGAACACACCGACCTTCGACCACGCTACGGCTGACGACGGGTTCGTGCCTTTGTAGATGATCACTTGTCCTTTACTGGTCACAAATACCACGGCATCATCAATTCCATCGCCACCATCGAAAGTCCATGTCGCACCGGCAACCAGATAGCCACCTTCCGTCGCTTCGGCATCCAGCGGGAACTCGGTCAGTGCGCCGCCCGCTGCGCCCGCAGCCAGATACCAGAACGATAGCGAATCCTTCTCGATGAAATACAGCCGGCCTTTGGACGCAAAAGCACTTATGATGGAAGTTGTAGTCAGGCCAGTTAGCGCCGGGCTGCTGGCACCATCGACGGCAATCCATGTCGTGCCGTTGTAGTATAGCGGCTTATCGACACCGTTGAACATCATCAGATAGTTATTCGTGCCATCACCGAAATTCAACCACTGGTGTTTGGCATTGGTACGGGCTGCAACCGACGCGCCAACCGCCCCGGCAGAACTCACGTCATACACCCCTGCCGACGTAACGCCAAACATCTTGTTAGTGCCATTCAGTGCGTTGTATACGGCTAATGTGGATACATTAAGCGACATGCCTGTCACATGGTTGGAACTTCCGCCACGCACCTCAAGGTATGATGTGCCTGGAAACCAATTTTCAAGCGTAATCGCGTCGGTAATTGGCATAGCTGCCAGAGCATCCCGATCATTCCAACCGCCGAGTGGCGCAGGGTACGATTTCGACATACTAACCATCTGGCGTGGTGCAGACCCCTTTCGTCTGGCTGGTGTTCTCATAGTGTAGGCTGATACCCTTCAATAGACACTGCCATTTTCGCGGCAGCACCCGATGTATTTGTAACTCGGAATAAGTAAACAGTCGATGCTTTAAGTAAGAACTCCCCGCCAAAATTGAACGTGCCACCTGATGTAAAGTTTTTCTCGCCTGCGGCCAGATAACCCGTGCCATTCAATTGCGTACCCGTAGCGGTGATAGTTGGCGTATGCGTAACGGTTCCACTCCACGCTTTCGCTGACCCACGGTTATGATTGCTCATGGTAACAGCCGTTCCCGCCGCACTGAATGTAGCATTTTCAAATAGTTGTACTGTGGCATCACCGGCTGCATTTGCCGAAAATACAACATGCGGGATAGTTGTTGTAGTTTGAAACAACATGTCGATTGTTGCATTATTTGCTACGGCAGCATTATAGTATCCGCCGGAAAAATATCGACCTTCATGCACTTTATTATGAACAGTGTCTATTACCGAAAACTGGTTAGCGCCTGATACTGGTTCCAAACCGTCGGCACCGACTAGCGTGAATAGTGCGGCTTCGCTGTTCGGGTCGAATCGGAATTTCTGATTGCCGTAAATCCGTTCAGCCATTACGGAACACTCCAATTCCCATCAGGAATAACGATACCTGGACGCGGTGAAGCGTATCCACCTGCTTGATTGAGTCGCTTTTTCAATCCGTTATGACCGAGCGCCTTGGATACCATCGCCTCGTAGCTATTGAAATCTTCGGCGTAATCGAACCCCTTTTCTTTCTTCCAGCGCCAGCGTAACCCGGCGATCACTATCTTTTCGGGCAATAGGATGACATCGGTATCCAGCGTGAACAGTTGCTTGTAAGTGATACCGTCAGCGCCGAGAATCCAATTTTTAGACACGTACTCAAATGTCCATGCGTTACCGGCAGTCGGCACAGGGTTGGCAATCAACTTGCCGCCACGAATCCGCGCTTGAGGTTTCGGCCCGGTTGCTGTCAATGCTTTCGCTGCAGCCCATTCCTGACCGTCCAACACCACGACCGGCAGACGCTGGGTACGATCCCAAAACGAATCAGCCTTGAAATGATCGAAGCCATTGGATGCAATTGTCGTTATTGCACCCTGATCCTCGGCTGCCAGTGTAGTATGGATCGCCTCGAACGTAAGTTCCTGCCAATCCCCACGGTCAGCCAGCGCAATTCCTTCTTCTTCAAGCAACGCCCGTAACTGCAATACCTGCCTGTCCGTCGAACCACTGACGGTATTTGGAATAGTAATGTTCGTGCGGCTACACACATTCTGGATGACCGTGAGCATTGTCATAGGTTATTCGCTCCGTGGTACTCGTTGCTTGCGCACAGGGGCGGGTGGCGCGGTGTCGAGAATATCCGCCACCCCGATAGGCTCTGCGCTTGCAGGAATTTCGGCCAATGGAACTGCCATCGCACGAACCTGTGCGCTCAACCCCATCACCTGATCGACCAATGTAGCGATTTCGGTACGCAGGTTATTGTTTTCGGTCTTGAGTGCGGCGACTTCCATCGTCAATGGACCATGATCGTTGACTGATTGTAACCATGCCTTCGCTTTGTTGCGCAAGTCCATTGAACCCATACCCATTCGACGCAAGCCTTCGTCATTGGCTCCAGCCAAATCCTCGACAGTCAGGCAATTGATGCGAATCAGCATTTCTTGCTGTGCCGGGGAGATCAAACCCCAACCCTTGATTGGCGTACCGTTCAACGGAATTTCTTGCCCATTTAGCCAACGGCTATATGCTTCTTGCCAAATTTCAAGCCATCGCTCAGGTGTGCGACCGGCATTCACGTCCTGCTTAACTTGTGCGAACCACGTGGTAGCCTTTGAGCGAAAACAGTCCTTACTATAGGCAGGTGTCACATTCACGTAATCTACATCAACCGCGACAAATCGACCCTCTCGTAGACTCGCAACCTTATCTTCGACAGGAATCCGTTCAAATGATACGTGAGCCGGGCGTTCTTCGCGGTTAGCGAGTTCTGAGGCAGACATCGATATTCTCCTTTGTTGACGAAATGCATCCGTGAACCACCAGTTGCCTAGTGGTTCACAGCTACATTAAGCCACTTGACCCTGCGCGGAAGGATATATCACGAACGCCTGACCATAACCCGTATAGGTTCCAGTCATCGTGATTTGTCCAGTTGCCGTGCAATTCTTGTCACCCAGCGTTCCAATCGCGCTACCTGTGTAGATAGTGCGACCATCAGGATCGAGCTTCGCAATGACGGTTGACGCCGGAATACCAGTGCCACTGATCGCCATACCCAGGAAGAAACCAGAATAGTCACCGTTGCAAACGATTGTCCCAGACGAGATTGTCGTTTGAACGGATACCGTATTGGTTCCAGTTGCAGCTACCGTGTTGCGCGTTCCGAGCAACTGCTTACCGTTCGCCAGAGTTCCGGCAATACCTGCTGCCGCAACAGCAACTGCGGTATCTGCCGCTACTGTGGCATTGGTTTTGTAAACAACGGTGCCCGAAATCTGCAACCAGCCGAACGTACCCGATGCCATTGGCGCCATCGCCACACCGAACGGAAAACCTTGTCCGGCAGTCGATGGTAACAGTGTTCCAAGATACGCTGTGGGAACACCCAGAGCACTTGCTGCACCGCCAATAGCGACCAGGCTACCCTTAAGAATTGCATCGTTAGACTTGATGTAGATAAACTCACCAAGACCCCAAAATTCATCCACCGCACTGCATTTTGTACCGAGCGGATGACGCTGCGTTGTGTCAGGTGCAAACCAATCATTGAATGGCTGCGAACCTGCGAATCCAATCGCTTTAAACATAATAGTCTCCTTGTCTTTCGGTTAATCGTCGCTTACGCTACGATCACGCCTTGCTGATGACGGTTGGAAAGTGTCAGGTTGCCCATCCACAGGATCGGAATAACTACACCATCCTGATTGATCGGGCGCATTTCATCCATGATTTCCATATCCGCGTCTTGGTGAACAACCAGTTCCAGATAGTTGGTATTCAGGAAATACGCGTGGCTGGATGGAATACCCGAATTGCCATCAAATTCAACGTCAGCGGTCTTATACTTCATGGACACAATACCTGCATCAGCTTTCTCGGAGCTAGAGTAGCGCTTGAGCGACACCTGACTGGCCTCGAAATACTGGTAGTAGGTGTTATCCATGATAATCAGGTCTGGCCGATCATCCGAACCACGATCCAGATTCAACCACAGGGGGAGCATCATCGAGTTTTCGATGGTACTGGCCGAAGCGGTTACGCTGTTGGTCGAGCAATCGAAAATCTGATTTTTCCAGAACGTGTAGGTGCCGGAAACGATGCCGCCCACTGTGCCTGTGCCATCATCGGATACCAGCGCTTGCAGACCGTTGATCTGGTTGCTTGCCGTACCGTTTGAATACAGGTCAGACGAGAAGTTGTTATTGAAGGTGCGAAGGGCGTTCTTAATGCGAGATTTCGCCAGGTTGACGATACGGCTGTCACCTGAGTTAATCCGCAGATCACGACCGGACGCGACCACATTGATTGCGATCTGGCGCCATTGGTACTCAGCGGCGCTAATCGTGTCGGATTGCGCGATGTTCAGCAGGTCCCAATCACTGTAGCGTTGGTATGTGCTGTTCGTGGTATAATCCAGCGGGCAGGCGATGGTCAGACCGCCATCTTCCTTGCGGTAATTGCCACGCTTATACATCCGGCGCAGCAATGCGTTACGGTTGGAAACGTTATCCTTGATTTCCTTGCGATGCTTGCGGAACGTGGTCGAAACCAGTTCCGTGAATGTGCTATTTGGACTAGCCATGATGGCCTCCTATGGTCAATGAGTTCGAGAGCGGATTTCGCGTAGCGTATCGTTAAGCGATCCTTCCAGGTCATTCATCGATCCCTTCGACTCTGTAGGAGTTTTGCGGGTGTCACGATTTCTGACAGTATGGCTTGCTGCTTTTTTGGCCTTATCGACTTCCTGTTTTGCTTTCTCGCGGGAAGTCTGCTCGTTTTCCGTCTGGATTCGAGCGATTTCCTTTTGGCGAGTAACAGGGTTTGCCCATACGGCCTTTTCGTAAGCAGCTTTAAGCTCGTGACCTTGCGACAAAAAGGCTACGACTTCTTCGGCTACTTCATCGAAATACTGGTGTTCCGGCTGCGCGGCAAATGCATCAACTTCTGATGCCACGCGCTGTTTTGTCTGATTCAATGCCTGCTGTTGGCTGGCCGTTAAATGGGATTTTATACCATTCAACTCGTCTTGCAAGGCTTTAATCGCAGGGTCAACCGCTGCGGGTTGCGCGGGTAAACCGGCGATGTCGATACCATACTGCTGCGCCAATCCGGCGAAGTATTGGGCGCGCGCTTCGGCAGGCCCGTTCGACAGTTTGTAATGTGCGTTCAATAAGAACTTGACCGCATTCGGCTCATCGACACCTTGTGACTGCAGCATGTCGCGGAACGGTGTCATCACGTCACGCATGGTTCGGCCAAGATTCGCATCACCCCGATCTTTCTCCAAACCATCGCGCATTTGCTGTTCGCGTTGCTCGATATATTCCTGAACATCAGGTGGTAGCGTCGAATACGCGGTGTGCATCTCTTTCTTCCAGGACTGCGGAGCCTGGCGCGTTATGGGAGTAGCGGATTCTTCCGGTGTTGCGGGGGTTTTCGGAGTAGCAGCGTCAAGCGGCGGCTCGTCGTCACCATCGTCAGTTGGTGGCGTGTCATTGTCGCTGCTTGGAAACAGGTCGCTAGAAAGTGTGTCCAGCGCGCCGTTCATGTCGAAACCGTCGGTATCGATTCCTGCCGCGCCGCCCACATCGCCATCATCTGCGGTATCCATCAAACGGTGTAACCGCAGTAATCGCATAGTCCGTAACATTATATTCCCCTTATAAGAGCTTCAATGCTGCCAAAATAGCCGCACCTTGCGTTGCGGCACTATCACTACTGGTTGTTCGTATCCAACCCGCCTTACCCGCGTAAGGGTTGGTCACACCGACAACATAAAATTCGTCAATGGTGGCGCTGACGCGAACCTTTTGCTGGATGTTCGCTACATCGGTTGTGCTGGCGGGATCAAGTATTGCCTGAATCTCTGCTACTGTAGCCATGTCATTCTCCTAGTTAAACCCGCGCGTACTGCACGTCAACGCCACTTTGTAATTCGGCAACAAGTTTTTCTCGTTTGCGTGCAGGCATCGCGTGTATTTCGGCTTCGATGGTCTGTTCCATTTTCGTTTCAAGTGCGGCATCTTCAGCAGCACGGCGTTTCTCCGCATGCTCCTTCATGCTTGGCTCATACTCGACACATTCGTTGCGCGCCAAATCCTCACGACGCTGGGCACGACTGCTGATCGTTCGCCCGTCAATCGGTGACTGGTATGCAGGAATATCCACAATGAACATCGGGGCGCATATCTGCCGCTCGGCCGGCACACCGCAATCGCAGGTCTGAGGGGCATCATAATTAGCGACCTTCAATACTCGATCAAATCGGTGTCCAGCTTCGCACAAGAATTCGTAGACGGGCATTACCGTTTTCCTGGCGGACGTTTACCTTTACCTTTACCTTTGTTACACATTTTCGCTTCCTCCTTTTACCAATGCCTGCTCTTTCTGTGCAGCGGTCGCTTCTGCGATGCGCAGTTTACTGGCGGTCACGATCTCAGTTAGTTGCACCTTGGCTCGCATTTCAGCCATTTTGAATGTGTGTTCCTCGCGCGCCATCTCGCGCTCAAGTGTCAGTCGCTCCATTTCAGCTTCAGCCGTAGCAGTCGCAACTTGCAATGCAATCGCACCCTCCTGCTGTTTCTGCTGCATTTCCTGTTGCTTCGCGGCGGCATCCGCCTTCCCGCCATCATCCTTCGGTTGTGGTGCCTGCATACTCTTGATCTGATCTTCGACCTCAGTGCCGAAACGGAACCGGCGCACGATGGTCAGCAACATGGTCTGCGCTACACCGAACGGCATGGTGCCGCTTTCGACCAGCGGCCCGATACCATGAAGGAATTGAGCGATAGCCTGCATCACTTCGCTGATATTCTTCTGATCTTCAGTCGCCTCAACGTCGATGGTCGAATTCGTCTCGATATCGATCCGGTAGGCGCGCTGCATGTCATTACGTAGTAGCGTTAGCACGTCATCCCAGGCAGGTGACTGCATGATCTGCAAGGCTTGTAGGTCGGGCTGAACGCCACTCAATGTGGCGGCTTGAATCAGCGCCTGCGCTTGTGCTTTCTGTTCACCGGTCACGAATGGTAATCCGGTCGCCTGCGCCCACGTCTTGACCGACAACTTGTTGGCAGCCACCTCGATCATGATGCGCATCAGGTCGCGCGCATAGCGCTGGGTTTCCTTCTGCATACGCTTGAGGCGCATGGTGCCCCATGCTTCCTTGATCTTCTGCGCACCGAGGGTTTCGCTGGCAACCGACTGTCCGCGCACAATGTCGGATACACCGGTAATCTCGTAGATCGTGCGCTTCGCTGCTTCGCGCGCCAGCAGCAACTGTTGCAGTACGGCGACCAGTTTTTCGATAGGCCACAGCCAAATCATCTTGTCTAGACCACCCGCTTGCCCCAATGTAGCTGCGTTGTCGGTCGGCACCATTTCGAGATCAGGGCTTTCCAGCATCTTCGCGATGTCGCCGCCGAGTGCTCCGTCGTACAAACCGCGTACCTTGATAGCGCGCACAACTTTGTTGATCCGGCGAGTCAGATCGTTGAGTTCTTCGGCCTGATTCTTGTACAACTGATAGGGGGCAACCGGCAACAGATCGTTCGATTTGACCAGGAACTGCAATGGGCGCGGGCAGTTAAAGAACCCTGTTATCTCATATGGGTCATCATCTTCTTTCAGATAGCCGTCAGCGTACTGCGGACTGATGTAACGAATTTTCTTACCGCCAGCACGATCCCAAATCTGATAGATCAACGCAACCTTGCGGCCTGATTCTTCGTCGTCGGTCGAGGTTTTCTGTTCATCGTCCTCATCATCGTCCTGTTCGTCAGCGGTATACTGGATTTTCGCAGCAATTTTTTCGCCAAACAGGCGCTCGGCTTCATCCTCGTCAACGAATTCTTCATAGGCGATCCAGGGAACCTTGCTCCATTTCTTCGCGTAGCCGAAATGCACGGTGTCCCATTTGCGTGAATCGGTGCAGACCTGTTCCCATTTTACAGCGGCAGGCGCGTCATCCTCGTCATCGCTATCGCCACCTTCGACCTCAGCATCATATTTGATACCCGTAATACCGCGACCAGGTAGCAAGCTATCGACCGTAGCGCTGGTCATCGATAACTCGAACGATTCGTAACCTTCAACGTTCGTATCGCACAGGTATTCAAGCATGCGTTGGGCTGCCAGTGCAGAGGCTTTACCAATCGGATCGTCGTCTTTGAATCGGCGCTGGACTACTGGGCGTGGCGTCTGCGAGAATAGTGCCGGTAACAATGTTTCGGTATTGGAATACAGGATATTAAACGGGATATCGTCGGGTTTCTCGCCCGAATAAATCTTGATGACCTCGGCACCATTTTTGCGAAAGTCTTTCTCGCGCTTCTTGGCGTCTTTGATCTCATTGAGCCAGTGGCGGACTTCGGCGGATGGTTGTTTAGTTTCGGTCATTTAGTTTTCGCGGGCTGTGGTTAACTTTATGTGGCCTTGCCCTCTTCTGGTGGTTTTCACTTAATCAATTCCGCACCACATGCAATTTCGGGCGGCCGATCTTTGCCGTAATTGTACTTCCTGCCGATCCTGCAACAGTAATGCTTATCAGCAATCTAGTAGCGCCTGCCGATACTGTTGCAACGGGTGTGGTTATTTTTCCAACAGAAGCAGTCCTGCCGTACAAAAACGCACCCTGCGAATGCCCAATTACAACACTTAGACCGTTGTACGAAACATCATAAATACCGGCTCGCGCATGCACCTCAGAAATTGTTCCCACTGACGCCGTAGCCTCTATCTCGCACTCTAAATAGAACTGGTCTCCATTGACAAAACCATAGTTTGCCCACTCATACGGCGGCATTTCGTATGTTAACTCGACACCGTGAGTTTCTGCCGTACCTCCGCTGAATACGACCTGTTGCCAATTACCTGGAATACCCGCTGCACGAGCCACAAGAGATGCCGTGCAGGTCACGGCACCAATGCTCCGCTGAACCGTCCAACCTTGTGCAACAGGGCCTGTTACGCCAGTTCCAGGTGTCCCACCAGTTCCCGCCAATAAATACATATTTGGGAGCACTGATTGTTGGTTTCCGTAGATACCGTCCCACGCCACACCCGCAGCGTGAGGCACTGTGGGCAGTAGCGGGTTGAGTGCATCGTAAATTGCATCCGCGAGCACGTTATGCCCGGCCTGACTCGGATGCGTTGAGTCGGCTGGGTTGGTAAGGTATTCCATGTACGCGGTAATTGGCTCCCCTTTTGCAGCATTCGCAATGCTGGAAGCATCCAGAAATTTGCTGAAGCCATCTACCAGAATCATGTTGCTATCTACTGCCGCCCGGCTTTGTAAATAATCATTTGCCTGCGCCCAGTTATACAAGCGTGCCTGACTACCGTGTCCATTTCCACCGCCCGTGTAATACCTTGGCAAAATATTACTGGCTATTAATCTGACACCTTCGTCTTTGCAAATGTCCGCGATTTGTTTGAAGTTTTTAAGCGTACTAGGATTTTCCGTTCCCAAATCGTTTGTGCCGCAGTGCATCCCAATATAGCCGGGCCTGCCATCTGCGTGATTGATTGCTTGGTAAACCTGCTCAGCCAGCACTTGTGTCGATGTTTTACCTCCGACTGCCAAATCGGCCTGAAATTTTAGTCGGCCACCCAAACGGTAAATCGCCTCATGAAACATATTACAGCTAGTGATTTTATAAGGCGGTGTATCAGGTGTTATCTTCGACGGGATCGAGTCACCGATCACAATCATGGTGTTTGCAGCAGCAGGAGACTTTGTAACACCAAGTATCTTATGCTCTTGTATATGTTTTTCTGCACTCATGGCTATTATGCCCCTGTGTTATAACTTGCAGTGGCGCGGTCATTCCAAGCTATCAGAGCGCCACCCACAGTGGGGAAGGTTGAGCCTGTTGAATTCGTCATCTTTCGCACTTGCCACACTACTGACGCGAACAGCGAATCAGCGGGAGCTGTTCCAAAATAGGTATAACCTGCTGTAGTTGTGTTATCAATCAGGTTGATAGTGTTAGGGTCGGCAACAAACGCCGCGCCGTTAGTACTTTTCTGTTGGATCGGTTTACCTGATGTGGAATCAATCTGACACGTTTCGACCGTACCTGACATAACAACCCCCTATTCGTTTCGCGCAACAGTATCTCACTTTCACCTATCGCGCAAGCGTTTCATTTTCCTGAAATGTTCATCTCTCAACTTACCGAACGGCATCCCAACCACGTTGCCCTGTTTCAAGCCTTCCTCAAACGGCATACACGGTACGGCATCCCGCGACTTCTTCCAGGTAACGGCTACTGTCCGCCAGCCGTCGGCGGCATGCGAATCGCCGTTGTGTAACGGGGTCGACGAGAACATATTTTTTTCCTCGTCATACTCGCGCCGATACGCCTTTAGGTGGTCAGTACCTAGCACGGTGCGCTCAGTATCGAACCGGCAGCGCGGGAACGTGGCACGAGCTGCCTGGATACCCTCCTGCACGTCCAATTTCGGCGCGATAGCGAATTTACCCAGCACACCCTCATGGTCGCTGTTGAAATCCAGGAACTGCTGCAAAATCGATTTCCCGCCAGCCGCCAGTGTGCGTGGCCGGGCATCATGCGGTAGCCAGTGCGTCCCGTATTCGTACCCATCCCGGTCATGTTTGCCTTTCAGCATCAAGCAGAAGTGTTCAACATCCTTGAATCGATCCTCAGAGTAGTCGATTACGTGTAAATCGCCGTTGACAATCTGATAGAACCACGTCGTCGTGTCGTCGTCATACCCCAAGTCCCATCCAGTAAATACAGGGAACCCTGCGACGTGCGGAACCTCCAGTGGCATGTCGTCGGTACCCATACGCAGGTCGTTCTGCGCAGTCAGCAGGCAGTCGCCCCAAATCGACCCCGGCATCGCCGCCTCGAAACTGACGTAATACTCCTGCATCCACAGGGCCAGGCCATATTCGTCACCGTGTTCAGCCTGTAACTGCCGCAAAATCGACAATAACTGATCGTTCGTGAAAATACCTGTTTCGTCGGCGGTTTTCGTGCTGCTGAACCAACCGGGTTCCTTCTCGGCGAACTCACACAAGCGTTTGAAGTGGTTTTTACCCCGTGGCGTCGAGTTAAACCCAGCCCAACCGTTGTTTTCCTCCAGAATCGGCATCAAATAACCCCAACTGGACGGTCGAGACAGAGCATATTCCGAGAAAACCAGACCAACGGGCGGGGAGCCGACGAGGGAGTTAAAATTATCACTACCAACGAGCTGAAACGTCGATCCGTTCTTGAACTGGATCATCATCTCCTGCTCGCGGGTGGTCTGCCGTAGCGCCTTCGGGAACGCATCATCGATACGCCGGCGCCCAGTCTTGGGGTTTATGGCATCCCACATAGCCTTACGTGCCTGGGAATACTCTGGAAGCATGTACCAATAGGTACCCACACGCTCATGTGCCGCGCAAGCCGTATGGTGCAGGAAAACGTCATCCTTACCCGACCGGCGATGCCAGCGTGTGACCGCCCGCTTACCCCCCTTGCTCAGATACTCCCACAAATCCCGCTGATAGAGCCGGGGTCGCCACTGGTACGGCAGCAGGATATTTCCGTTAGCGTCGGTTCCCGAGATTGACTTCGGAAACGTGCCGTCGGGGTTACGACCGTCGCTAGACATACGTTAACTCTACCGGTATGGCGTGGATGTCGCCGACAGTTAGCGTCTCACCCTCGATCTGCAATACGGCGTCACGCTGTACGATTACCGTGATTCCAGTCATCGCCGGGCCTGCTTTACCTGCCTGATCGGAGTACGTTTCGGGGTCCCACTTCGCCGCCATCTTGACCTTGTGATCGGCGCGGAGCTTGGCTAGGGGTACGTTGTCCATTGTGGCACTATTTACGTCCTGCATGGATTCATGCGCGAGGTTATCCGCCTGTATTTTCAGCGCGTTCTTGTATACCGACGTTCGTCCCGGCCCAGCGCGCATCCATTGCCACAGGGCGCTGACACAAACGCCGAATACTTCCTCCGCTAACTGTTTCGGGGTACCACCGTTCGCCACAGTTTCGGTAATCTGATCGAGAATCGCCTGCTCACCTGTCAGCTCTTCCATCGCTGACAGCATCGCTCGACCTTCCTTCAGCTTTCTACCCACAGTGGCATCTCCAACGGTTACTACACGTTGCGAACGGTAACTGCTGGAGATGGGATTGTCAAGCGTGGGGTCATCGACGTTACGATGGGTTGCCTAGCGTTACGACGGGTCATCGACGTTACGATGGGTCATCGACGTTACGATGGGTCATCGACGTTACGATGGACTACTATGGGACTCGTGGAATATATCGGGGCGTAGCGCCATGGAACCGATAGCGACCCCGGCCTGCCGCGAACCACCCCC